AACCCCGTTTTATGATTGGATGGATCGGGGTCTCCTAAACCCATCCTATTCAGAAAATCGTCGGTACTGCCTTCTTCAATGTCTTGTGCTGCTTGGCGTCGTGCTTGCTTTAACCAATCCCTAGCAAGTGTATGGGATTTGGCAAGCTTTTCTGCCCAGATCATATCATCTAATTGGACTTCTTCCTTGTTCGCAATCTTCTTACAAATAAATTCTAGTCGTAGTCTGTATTTGGTAGAAAGCATACGGTTTAGTCTCTAAAATCTAGTTTAAGTTCTAAGTCTTCTAATTTAAGATATTCAGCATGTGCTTTCTCTTGACGATCACACACAATACGAAGAATATCTTTCATTATAGTATCATTATCAATATAATCATCAAGATACTTATCAATTGCTTCTTTTAAGTATCTGTATCTGTGCCATTCTGGTGAATAGGGTTTGTAGTCCATAATAAAATCATTTTTTCTTTGGTGGATTTGGATTGTAAAGTCTAGGGTTTGCTCTACCTTCAGATTGAACCATACCCTTAAAATCACTACGATAGTTATCCCAGTAATGATCAAAAATGTCAACCTTTTTCCCTGATGTGACAATATCAAATTTGGTCAAACCATCTTGTAAATATTCAACAAGATAAGCACTTGAGGGCAAAGACTTATCTTGTGCAAGTGTGGGATCACAATCTTCAAAAAGCATTTTGATTCCTTTTGACATTATGAACGTCCGCCCCAATTAATTTGGGGAAATGCCTCCGACACTGTTGCTTTAGTAACTTTATAACGTTTGCCAAGTTGCTTGTCCTTAACTAGACAGACAATATTTGCATCGTCTTTATGAAGTCCTTCAAGAAGTTGAATGAACATATGTTCACGTTTAGTCTTAGTCAAGTTCTGATTACCACCTTCAATAAAATGGAAAAATAACCGTGATTCATGCTCTAAAGAAGTATGTTCAGTTCCAGCAGGGGCATCATTGACATTATAAGGTACTTCCCCTACAGGAATAGCACTAGCAATACTTTCGTCAAAATTCCAGATAAGAAGCATCCTCAATGTATCACTATTATATTGCTGAAGAAGTTTAATCTTCTCAACTTTCGTTTTGGCATTACTCACTTTTTGGAGCACTTCAGAAATTAGCAGTTTCATTTTAAAAAATTGTTTACTTAATAGTTAGTCTTCATCGTCATCATCAACAACAAATCTTACAGAATACAAGTCTGATTGAATTGGATTCCCATTGTCGTCAATCATTTCTGGATGATCAGATAGTCTGTTTGTAATGATAGAGTTTTCGTAATACTCCCTACCTAACCAACCAAAACCAAAACCTACAGCACTAAACAGGACAATTAAAAATCCTGAACAGAAAAGAGCCACTGAGATCATTTGTTTTCTCCCGATAACTTTTTGACCTTGAACCACATATCAAGGTGGAAGGTATACTCTTTACCCCTAAATTTTAAAACTTTCTCGGAGAAAATTCCAACATTAGGATCATGAGTTTTCTTCTTCCTCCTTGTCATTGTTTCTACACTTTTATTTAGTTTCATTTCCATGAAGATAATTAAGGGCGTCTTGCATACTACCAATATACTTACCATCAAAGTATACTTGGGGAAACTTAAGTTTTCTTACAAGAGGAATAGTTGGTTCTAGTTTGACATACTCAGAGAATGGCATACCATCATTAACTTCACCTAATCTAGAAACTTTAATTTCTGTATAGAAAATGTTATTTGTTTGCAAAACATGTTTTAAAGTTTCGCAATATCTACAGTCATCTATACTGTAAATCTTTACATGCATACATCAATTCCTCATAATAATCCAAAAGTTCTTGATCAGTCATGTCATTATAGTGTCCGCTAAAAAATTTAGCATTTAAAACCGACAGACTTTCGTCAAACTCATCAAAAAGAACGAATTGAATCTTCTTAATTAAAGATGAACGGTCCATGGGTAGAAAGCATGAGTGTGACTTATTTATTCTACATTATTAGTATCCACTTTGTCAAGATGTGCGGCAATCACCACAGGATTTCTCAAGACGTTTTTAAACTCTTTCGTCCTCCTCTGTAATGCTGCTCTCAAGTTCTTTGGTGGAACTTCTTCATATTCTGTTGGTTTGAATCCTTTTTTCATAAAAAACCTTTTTGAGTGAAAATATACCCGAATTTTTTTGGGGCGATTTTTGGAATTAAAAGTTGAAATTGGTGTCAATAAGAAAGATTATAGACACAGACTAATCTTAAATCACCTGGATCGGTAGACTTGTATGCATGGAGTTGATCCCCACGAAACAAAACAATCTTACCCACCTCTGGTGTTGCTTCATACTTTATATTCATGGGGGGATTATTGTCCCAATCATAGTCATCATAGTAATATATCCCTTCATGTTTACCATCAAATGGAACCGTCTTATCAAAGACCACAGTGTTACCAGCTACTTTATTCAGGTATAAGATGACACTATAATGATTGAAGTAATTGTCAACATGAGGATCACACCACTTTCGTTCTGGTATATGATAGGTCAAATTCAAACATGAACGAGTAATCTTATCATATTTTATCTTATTATCATGCATGAACTCATCTACAATACCATGAAAGAATGGCATATATTCAGATACCTCATTCACCTCTGTATTTCTTGGCAATAACTCATGACAAAAGAAATAACTATGCCTTCCATGATGTTGAGCAAACTGTACTTGAGGAATAGCCTCCCACGGAATTCTAATCCTTTGGTTTTTAAACTTTCTATAAAACCTTTGGACTTTAGTAAGATCTTTAGTCATACCCTCAAAATATTCTACTGATTCATCCATTGATAATTTCATCTCCATAGACTAATGTGTTCATTCCAGTATCACATAAAACTTGTAAGGCGTTTGCTTTTGTCCCGCAAATAGGTTTACCTCCAACATTCAATGAAGTATTTAACAACATAGGAACACCCGTCAGTCTTTCAAACTCTTCAATCAAAGCATAATATGTCCTCTGTTCTCTTGATACTGTTTGTGCTCGGCATGTTCCATCAACATGAGATACTGCTGGAAAAGATTTAGGATCTAAATGATTCATAACATACAACATATATGGTGATGTATGAGGGAAATCAAAATACTCTGATGCCTTTTCCTCTAGAACTGATGCACCAAATGGTCTAAACTTTTCACGTCTCTTAACCCTATTAATTTTATTCTTTCCACTAGCAAGAGTCGGATTCATTAAGATGCTTCTATTACCCAATGCCCTAGGTCCAACTTCACCATGACCTTGATACCATGCAACTACCTTTCCTCTTGCTAACAACTCAGCTGTCTGTTTGATCGTAGCATCACTAGGAGGATCTATGGGCGCTTCATCTTCCTGCCAATAAGGAAACTCAGATGTATCAAACTCTTCTTGATCATAATATTTTCTAAGAAATTCAATACACCCTAGAGATAACCCAACATCATTACAATGAGGAGGAATATGTAAAGCAGGTCTTATTTCTCTGAGTACAGAATTAATCACTGTGTTTTGTGCGATGCCTCCACTGTACGAAATGATATCATCTTCAGTAGTATGCTCTAGAAAATGATCAGCATATACCTGTTCCGTAATAGTGTGTGCTTCGGATACCCAGTCACAAATCGTTTGAAATTGATCTTTATTAGTATAAGATAGACTTGCCCAGTCTTTTCCTTCTTTCCATACTGAGTGATAATTTTCAAGATTATATTTCTGATCAGTACTAAAAGGTTTTCCAAAAGCCTTCATTGCCATGATCTTTCCTGCATGGTCTAGTTTATTACCACTCATCCCAATGTCATCACCAATTGTAGAGAGTAACATACCGAGACTAATATATTTGTCTATTTGATGTGTGAGAATTCTTTTGTCTTCTCTGAAAATGCTATGTGTAATATAATCATCACCAAATCCATCAAATACTACACCAACTGTAGGATTAACCCCAAGAGTCCATGTACTTAAATGATGAGCATAGTGATGATCTATCTGTACAATCGGACAATCAAATCCAAGTAACTTGAATAGTTTAATGCCAATATGTTTATATAAACTACTTCCAAATACATTTGATACTCCATTGTCATCCTTGACGATGGCAATAGCATCAATCTCTGATGGATTTACATTCCATTTTTTAAGTACATTAGTCCAATGATTCTGATCATCAAATCCATGATGTTTAATTTGATAATCTCTTTCTGAATTATAATACCTTACTACCGACCCATCAAAGTATGAAACATTAGAGTCATGTTCATCTAACCTAAGACCTATAAATTTCATACCTACAAAAAAAAGGGTCGTTATACCCTCTAATTATAACAGATTATTTGTCCTTGTAAAGCTCTTCCAGTTTTTCTCTGGACAGATCCACATACATCAACTCCTCACCTGCCTGTGGTGCTTCAGGATGACGTGGTTTAGGAGTCCTCATCTCTATGTTAATAGATTGAATGTTAGACCACATCATAGCGAAGGCACCACCAGCAATCAAGGAGAAGCATGTGAAATAAAGAAAGACTTCAAAGTTATTCATGCTTCCTGAAGAGATTGAACTGTGTTATGAAGTTCTCCGATATCACGGAGACCTTCTACACTGAACCAAGGGGAGTTAGCCCAACTAAATCCTTCACCCATGGTGCTATCGGGTGCTGTGATATACCAATGACATGCTGTGTCTGGTACATCTACTGCACACTTAGACCAATCATCACTCCACTGTGGGACTTGTACCCACATTAGAGCAGCAAACATAATACTGAATAGTGATTTGATCATGTCTTATTAAGGGTAAAGGTTAGTTGTCGTTTTATGAGATGGTCTATTGAGAAGTTACCAGGACCACTGAGGACGATACATGCTGCACCTCCCCAGTAAATAACTAAGAGTTCTAATAAGTAGATATTGAATCCAGATGTAACTAGAGCATGATAAATTGCGAATGATATTGTACCTAGTATTGCCAAGGCACCCAGACGAGTGCCGAGTCCACAGATAACCATCCAACTCCCCACAATCTCAGCGAATGCTGCGAAGTATGAGGAGACGATTGGGAATGGAAGATGCAATGGTCTTACAAATGCATCCGCAAAGTTTTCAATGTTCTCTAGTTTCTCATATCCATGATGGATAAGCATAGTACCTATCGCTATACGAAGTAGTAAGAATCCTAGAGATTGAATCACAATGCGTTACCTCTTGGAAGAACTTCCTCAGGGAAGATGAAGTTTTCATGTGGTTGATCAGCAGGTGCCAACCATGCACGTAGTCCTTCATTCAATAGGATGTTCTTTGTATAGAACGTCTCAAATTCAGGATCTTCTGCTGCTCTGATCTCCTGACTCACGAAATCGTAAGCACGAAGATTAAGAGCAAGACCAATAATGCCAATAGAGGATGTCCAAAGACCCATAACAGGCACAAACAACATAAAGAAATGAAGCCAACGCTTGTTAGAAAACGCAATACCGAAGATCTGCGACCAGAAGCGGTTTGCAGTGACCATAGAATAAGTCTCTTCTTCTTGAGTTGAATCAAACGCCTTAAAGGTATTTGATTGTTCTCCATCTTCGTATAATGTATTTTCAACTGTGACCCCATGAATAGCAGATAGCAGTGCTCCTCCTAGTATACCAGCAACTCCCATCATATGGAAGGGGTTGAGCGTCCAGTTGTGGAAACCCTGAAGGAACAATAGGAATCTAAAGATTGCTGCTACCCCAAAGGAGGGAGCAAAGAACCATGAAGACTGGCCCAGTGGATAGATAAGAAAGACACTGACAAATACAGCGATAGGACCAGAAAACGCAATAGCATTGTAGGGACGGATACCGATGAGACGTGACAGTTCAAACTGTCGGAGCATGAAACCAATTAGGGCGAAGGCACCGTGGAGAGCCACGAAATTCCAGAGTCCCCCAAGTTGGATCCACCTGACGAAATCCCCCTGAGCCTCAGGACCCCAGAGAAGAAGAAGAGAATGACCCATAGCATCAGCTGGAGTGCTAACTGCCGCTGTAAGAAAGTTTGCACCCTCAAGATAGGAAGTAGCGAGTCCGTGGGTATACCAGCTCGTAACGAAAGTTGTGCCAGTAAGCCAGCCGCCAATAGACAGATAAGCAGTGGGAAGAAGAAGAAGTCCAGACCAGCCAACAAAAACGAAACGATCTCGTTTAAGCCAGTCGTCAAGGATGTCAAACCATCCCCTCCTTTGTTGTTGTAATGTTGACGCGACCATTTTTAAAACCTCTTAATTTATTTGATGTGTTTTCTGATATCATTGAAAACCTTTTGATTGTTTTACATCCATCACTTCTATATGAGATAGAAATTGTGTAGGTGCTTCAAACCATCTAGATTGTACTTGTTCCCATGAAGGGTAGTGCTCCGACTGACCGTTAGAAAATACAATGTTGTATGTGTGACGATCGTATGGAGCATCAGACGTTTTAGTAAAATACCGTTCGTCTGAGGGATCAATTACTTGTGTCATTTTCCAGAAGTATCATAATTTAATTCATCATCGGTCTCTTTCATTTCCTTTACAGTCCATGAACCACCTACACCACCGTCCATGTTGACAGTAATATCTTGTGGTTGAACCGGTTCATATGAATGTTGGGGTTTATGTTCCCGGTCCATAGGTTGAGACTTAGTGTCATCATTACGAGAAAGATTTTTAAGAACAATGAATGCGTCCTTATTATACTTACGATGACCAAAAGGGGATGCCCACTTCTTATTGTAACCTTCGGGTTGTTCAATGCCACTCACTTGAGTGCCACCAACTTCAATTACAATGTTATCATTCATTACATCCCAACCAAGGGTTGCAATGGTTTCCCATAATTCATCCTGTGTCATGTTAGACATAACGCTTTCTTCTGGTTCAAGATTACCAATCATAATAGTAGCACACAAAGTAATGGAACGACAATGGTAAGAATACCTATAAAAAACCCCCCCACATATGTGAGGGGGTGGAGACTACCATCAGGCATATCAGCCTACAGTAGGTGCGGTAAGAGCAACAGGAGTTGACTCAGCAGCAGCAAGATCCAATGGGAAGTTGTGGGCGTTACGCTCATGCATAACTTCCATACCAAGACCGGCACGATTCAACACGTCTGCCCATGTGTTCAGGACGCGACCCTGACCATCAAGGATGGACTGGTTGAAGTTGAAACCGTTGAGGTTGAACGCCATCGTGGAGACACCAAGTGCGGTGAACCAGATGCCAACAACAGGCCATGCAGCAAGGAAGAAGTGCAATGAACGTGAGTTGTTGAATGAAGCGTATTGGAAGATCAGGCGACCGAAGTAACCGTGTGCAGCAACGATGTTGTACGTCTCTTCTTCTTGACCGAACTTATAACCATAGTTCTGTGACTCAGTTTCAGTCGTCTCACGGACGAGTGAAGATGTAACCAAAGAACCGTGCATTGCACTGAACAGTGAACCACCGAAGACACCTGCTACGCCGAGCATGTGGAAGGGGTGCATAAGAATGTTGTGCTCTGCTTGGAATACAAGCATGTAGTTGAATGTACCACTGATACCCAAAGGCATCGCATCAGAGAATGAACCTTGACCGAAAGGATATACGAGGAATACTGCACTCGCAGCAGCGACTGGTGCAGAGTATGCTACACAGATCCATGGACGCATACCTAAACGGTAAGAAAGTTCCCACTCACGTCCCATATAGGCATAGATGCCGATAAGGAAGTGGAATACTACTAGTTGGAAAGGACCACCATTGTAAAGCCATTCATCCAAAGATGCTGCTTCCCAGATGGGGTAGAAGTGAAGACCGATTGCGTTTGAAGAAGGAACAACTGCACCAGAGATGATGTTGTTACCATACATGAGTGAACCAGCGACGGGTTCACGGATACCGTCAATGTCCACGGGGGGAGCAGCGACGAATGCGACGATGAAACAGATGGTTGCCGCCAACAGTGTTGGGATCATCAGTACACCAAACCAACCGACATAGAGACGATTGTTTGTTGAGGTTACCCAATCGCAGAAATCATTCCACGGCGAGGTAGTTTGTTGTTGTCTTGAAAGTGTTGCCATTGTTTTGAAAAAAAGTAAGATCATCAGGGAGATGATGGTTTTACTATTTCCCAGACACCCTAAGTCCAGGATATGAAAGACGTTTTTATACACCCTAGAGGTCTTGGTTTGAGGGGTGTTACGAACGATTAAGAAATGTTTTGGTTTCTTAACCAACTGACTTATATATAATAACAGCAAATCCTAGATCCGTCAACCCCCTACTGATGAGTAGATATACTCATCTTTAAAGGTCTAGGTCTCCGAACTGATCGCGCATATCTTCCATTAATTTTTTCTTTGAGTTATAAATGCCATCAATATATCCAGCACGATATTCCCAGCTAGTTCCGCCATCATTTCCTTTCATAGGATTGATGCATTGCTCGTCACCGAGTTTGTTACAAACCAATCCAGCAAGATCTAATTCGCTACCTTCATTAGCAGTTCCTCGCCAGATATGATTTCCATTAATCCAAGTAGCACCACATTTCGGACATTCTTTTCTCTCAAGTTTGAGATCCGACAGTTCCTTATCGTTGGTCATAGTTTTAATTTCGTATAGTTTTCAAGAGGAAAATATAATCTTACCTAACTGTCGTACAGCATCAAGATGCTTTTTCCCCCAGGGAATGGTATGCCAACATGTGGAACCATCATCTTTTAAGATCCAAACTTTAACTGATCTCATAAAAAAATACCCATATAGGATATTTATGTAGGATTTTTATAATTTTAAAAATATATGTTGATATGATATTAAATACCCTGTGTGGCAGGAACCATCATACCACCATCAAAATGGTCGTCATCATCAACATCAATATCAGATAAGACTGCATTAATAATAAAAAGAATTACCAGACCCGATGCGAATACTAACATTTACCATACTCCTGGAATAATTTGTCCTGTAGATGCATAAGCACCCATTGCTGCGATGACTCCGAGCATTGCTGCCCAACCATTAATACGTTCTGCGTTTTGATTCATTTGTTTTGCTCCAAAGTTTTGTTGGTGATAATAATTTTCTCTCCATCATGAGAGAATTGTAGCTCGTCATCTACATGCCAGAGAAGTTCTTCATACATGTCATCCAGTTTTTGCATGTCCTCATATAATTGATTTGGATTAGTCATCAATTTCCCAATAATAGATTAAAGTTTATCACACAACGTAATCTTGTGTCAAGTTGACTAACACCACGATGTAATTTATCGGATCTAAAGTAAAGAAATCTATTTGCCTTTGATTCTACTATAGAACCATCAGAAAATTCAGTATATCCATCATTATGATTGACATAATAAATTGCGGTTGACATTTTTTTACAAGGTCTATCATCATAACCAATATAATCTTGATGAAATTGACTATAATGTCTCTCTGGGTGTAGAGGTTCTAGATTTGCTTTGACTCTATGTAATGCTATGAAGTTTAGTTTGTTAAGTATGGGTAAAATTAAATCAAACTTATCAGACTTATGAAAAAAGCAACCATGCTGACTGGTTAAGATAAAGAATGGATGTGTGAATTGATAATTCAGAAGATAATCATCTGCACCTTCTTTAATAGAATTTTTACCAGAGATATACCAAGGAAAGTGCTGCTGATCTCCTAACATAACATCATGAAGACTTTTATGATCTTCCGATGATAAGAAATCATCAACTATATGTACCTTTGATGACTCATAAACCATAAATTAAGTGGATAGTATCTTGCCTATCAGAATCCGAATGCACCGAAGAAGAAAACACTGCCACTAAAAGCATATGATACTACTGCCGAGACAAATCCTAGCATAGCAACACGACCGTTCATCTTCTCGGCACGTTCAGCATAGGTCTCAATGCCGTATTTGTCAAGTGATTCCTTTGTCATGTACATGGTGGGTTCTGTGGCATACATGTTTGTACGTCCACCATCCTCAGTTGTTACAGTCATGTTACGTTCCGTAATGTTTCTTTA